TCGCAGCGGACTACGAACGGACGAGGGCCGAGTTCGAGTATCTGTTGCAAGACTTCAGCGCACTCGGTATCCTTAAGGAAGCCTCGAAGCGGGTTGATCCTGGCCATCTTACTCTTGCTGATGGGACCAGAATTGAGACTAAAAGTGCTAAGGACCCTCGTACACTCGCCATGCGGGCCCCCGACGGGATACTCGGATGCGAAGCGTCCCAGCTCGACATCGAAACATTCTTCAGGCTCAGGGGGCGATGCGCTCCCAAGAGAGCATGGATGTTCCTTGCAGGAACCTTCGAGGGGAGCTTAGGGTGGTATCCACTAATGTTCACCGCGTGGGCCTCAGGCGCGGACCCCGAGGCCCGCGCATTTTCATTACCGAGCTATACGAACTTCCATTTATATCCTGGGGGAGCGAATGACCCAGAAATCCTTAGACTTAAAGAAATCTCCAGTGATGACTTCTTCATGGAGAGGATTGAGGGTAAGCCCTCCCCGCCCAGGGGCTTGGTATTTCCTGAGTTCAGACCAGACGCACATATAAGCGAGGTGAAATATGAACCAGGGGAACCAGTCCATCTCTGGATGGACCCAGGCTACGCAGGAGCCTATGCCGTCGAAGTCGTACAGGTCAGGAACGAGCAGATATGTGTCATCGACGAGATCTACGAGCAGGGGCTGGTTACGGATGATATCATCAATATCGCACAATCACGGGAATGGTGGCCAGATGTACGGTTCGGCGTGATCGACATAGCTGGTATGCAACACCAGGCTATGGCAGCTCCTGCGGAAGCGTGGATGGCACAGACGGGACTGTACTTGTCTTCACAGAAGGTGCGGATCAATGAAGGTACGGAGAGGCTCAAGGGGTGGCTCAAGATTGATGCCAAGACTCATGCGCCAAGGATTGTTTTCAACCCGAAATGCGGAGGGATTCTCTCTGAATTCGGGGCTGCGCCCAATCCATTTGACGGACAGACAAGGGCATACCGCTGGAAAGTCGATAGAGACGGGAATATAGTGGGTGATATCCCAGAAGATAAGAACAACCACGGAGTCAAAGCTATTATTTACGGACTCGTTGATCGGTTCGGTTATGGCTATGTGGAAGGGGCCAACCGTATCCGTGTGAAGAGGTGGTAGATGGCCAGACGTAAGCCTGAAGAGATCATCGCATTGGTAGACGCACACTACGATGCAACGGAACCTCTGCGCGACAGGATGCAGGAGGACCATAACCTCTATCGGCTGGAGCCCTATGACGCAGGTGAGGGCTACCAGTCCTATACGTCGAATGGCCCCAAGACATATGCGGACAAAGTTGTGGGGTGGATAACAGGTGCGGAAATGACCGTGCGTATTCCCCATGATGCCGCCGATCCTGAGCTGAGAGAACGTAACGAACTGAAGGAACGGTTCCTCATCGGGATCACCAGAGCCGCCGATGAACGGCTCATGCGTATGATGCTCCCGACACTCCGCGACCAATTGGCCTGGTACGCAGCCGTGCGAGGATGGGTGTCGGGACGGGCACTCCTGGCAAAAAGAGCCGACGGAACTACCTACGTGGATATCACTCCCTGGGACCCCATGCACACATACTGGGGTGTAGGCGCCGACGGGCTGGAGTGGGCCTGCTATAAGGTCCCGAAGACCAAGGAGCAGATACTGGCACAGTATAACATCAGAGTGGACTGGGATACGTCATACAAAGAAGACGCCATCGAGGTGTATGACTTCTATGACAAGGAAGTTAATACCATCCTGATCCATAACGGCTCCACTTCCAGCCCGCTTGTCAGAGTAGTGAAGAAGCAGACGTCGCATGGCGCAGGCCAGGTGCCTGCGTTTGTTTGCCCGATAGGGTCAAACCCCTATATCGTGGCACTCTCCCAGACTAATATGCAGGACACCATAGCCGACGTGGGCGAATCCGTGTTCACCGCAGCGAGAGCCCTATATCCGAAGCATAACCTAATGATGTCCACGCTACTGGAACTTACCGCACGCTCCCGTAGGCAGGGACTCATCGTCCGTTCCAGGGATGGCACGAAGACACTCGACGAAGACCCGTACCTGGAAGGCTCGGAGATCTCCCTCTCCCAGAATGAAAACGTGGAGCCGTTGGGACTGCTGGAGACGGCCAAGGAGACAGGGGCGTATATGAGCCTGGTAGCAGGCGAGATACAGCGGGCCACACTCCCCTATTCGGTATACGGGGAAGTCCCGTTCCAGCTTTCTGGATTCGCCATCAATACACTCCGACAAGGAGTGGAGACGGTGGTATCCAAGTACCTCCGAGGAGTGGAACGTGCCTACCAGATGGCCTTCAACTTGCTGGCAGACCAGTATAGCTCAGGCTCCTTCAAGTCTATGGAGCTGTCTGGGATGGATAGGAACCGAGTGTACTTCACGGAAGAGATCAGCCCCGAGGCACTCAAGAACACAGGCTCACCAGTTGTGAACCTTGTGGGTCAATTGCCGCAGGACGATATGACACGGTTCTCGATGGCCCAGATAGCACGGGAAGGCCCGACACCACTCCTGTCCGACAGGGCCATCCGAGACAGGATACTGGCGATACAGGATGCAGACCAGATGGATGACGCCATCAAGGAACAGATGGCCGAACGGATGCTGCCTGAAGCCGCTCTGTGGACATTGATGCGTGCCTCGGAACGGCAGGGGCGAGAAGACCTGGCCCAGTTCTATATGGGCGAACTGATGAATGTCCTCATGCAGAAGCGTATGGCGGCACAGATGCGAAGCCAACAAGCTGGCGCTATGGGCGGCGAACCTGGCGGGCCACCTGGCCCGCAAGGCGGTCCGCCTACTGCCAACCCAGCAGTTATGCCTAATGCCATGATGGGAGTGCCGCCCCCAATGCCGACGCCTCAAGCAGGCCCGCTGGTTCCTCCAGGCACCCCACGTCCAGGCGCACAGGGAGGCGAATAGATGCCGCATAGAGATAGTATCCCAACTATCGCCGCTGAACTATGGCAAGGCGCACCCGAATCGGTGTACTACGATATGTGGTATAACGACCTGGAGTTCCAAGACGCCTTACAGAATACAGCCATCGGCGACCTTGACGAGTTCGACGAGTGGGGCTCGGATGTCGATGCCATCGAAGACGCCGATGCAGACGCATTGGAGAAGGCTGCGTACCAGACAACAATCAGCAACCAACAGAAACTGGATCTCATGCGGCAGGGTTTTACTATGGAAGAGGCCGAGATGAGAAACCCTGCCACCTCTGGGATGATGACGCCATGGGGCGTCGGGCTGGACGATGAAGAGGTGGGGGCGCTGATGACTGAGTATCCTGGCCTCGGCGCCTATGCAGGGACAGACATTGATGAGTGGGAGAACCTGGATATCACAGCCGACATGGTAGTAAGGCAGGGCGGTGATGACTTAGATACAATAGTCAGTAACGTAGGGAAGGGAGCCACTAACGAGGGCATGTTGGATCAGGTGTGGGATTTCTTGGGTTCTGTGGGAAGCTCAGTGGGGCAGGCGATTGGTGAGAGTGCGGAGTTGTGGGGGGGCTGGGCGGATGAGCTGACCATGGCGCTTTACGGCGAAGAATCCGTCGGCCCTACCATTGAAGCGATTAGTGGGGCAGCCTTCAAGGCGTTTGAGACGCAGGAAGCATTCGAGAGATGGGGTCGCGAAAAGCAAATGGCTGTAGGGAAAGCGGTGACGGATGGGCTTGGCGTGATTGTGAATGCCACGAAAAGCGCAATGGAGATGGAGGGAGATGCGCGGATGAGAGACAGCGCACTTTATGACACTGCGGGTACTCTGGGCTATGAAACATTCCAGAATATTATAGATAAGGTTCCTTCCATTACCACTGGCCAAGAAGGGGGTCTTTTGAGAGAGCTTCCTAGAGGAGGTTTGACGGGGCTAGTTATTCCAGGTGAACACATCGTCGATCCCTCCGAAACTGGCTGGGACTATTCGGCAACCCAAAAGAAGAGGGACCTAGCCGCACTAAACTTCCAGTACAGAGACCTCAACGATGATCTTAATAAATATGGTGTGGCCACCCTGGCGGCGGAACTGGGCAATATGGCTAATTACGAGGATGGAGTGTTTATTGAATCAGACGTGGAGGGGTGGCTCAACTCATTGTTTGCGATGGAAGTGGACTCCGAGATAATCGATAGGTTGCGGGAAGCCTTCGCTAACAGAAAGCTTACTCTTGAGGAGCGTGTCGCGGTCGAGACTCAGGGTACGCCAACAGGCATAATGACCACGGCAGACGGGGCTGTTGAAGCACAAAGGGCAGACCAGGAGGCCCGCCAAGAAAGGGCAGACCAAGAGGCCCAGGCACAAATGGCAGACTGGCTTGCTGGGGAACAACCAACGGAGACGTCAGGCGTGGACATTTTAAGAGCTGAACAACAACAGCTCGAGGATCTGATTCCTACGACTGACGGAGGCGCTGGGGACATAGGCGACGACGTCGTGGACGGCACAGACGACGACGACGACACGGAGGGGCTGGGGGAACAGACCATGGGGGGCGCGAAGGAAGAGAAGGAGCAAGCCGAGGCTGACCAAGCCGAAAGAGATGCCCTAGAGATCACGGCAAAAGAGCTTCAAGGCATAGATTGGGATACCCAGTTCTGGAGGGAGTTTAACCAACTAAGTGGCTCTGGTAGTCCTGACGCCCAACGGTATGTCGGCCCTACACTCAAAAATGAAATCGAGACCCTTTGGTATTTGCTGGAGGGCTACCCTGACGATGACACAAACGCCATTAGAAACGCCGTAGATCTTGTCTTAGGTGACAACCTAGCACCTGGAAACCAAAACCCTCTTGGGACGAATGAGATGGGAATGAACCCAGACAACTTCATAGGGGAACGGGCAAGAAAGATAGAGGGAGCGTATGGCGAGTATGTCTATGATTTCTTTTCTGACCCCAACGAAATGCGCTATGGGGATGCCTTTTATGGGGCAGTGGAAGACTTGCAAAAGAATATGTCTCGTTACGAAGATATGACACATTCAGATAGGATATCGTATTGGAGTAACTGGAATGCCAAAGGTGCGAAAGAAGGGCTATACGGAAGTCGGACTCCTGTTGATGATGTCTATGCCTACTATCAATTTATGGACCCAACGAACACCGCTGCCGCCAAGCGGTTAAGTACAGTGGTCGCCATGTATAATACACCTGAAGGCGCAGACTCCTGGTTCAGAGACAAGCAGAGGGATATCTACGCTAACCTATATCAAGATTGGGTC